GTCGATTCTTGCAGGTCTTTCATTGTTATTACAGATTTGGTTTTTATCAGGTATGGTATTTTCAAAAATGAAAGTAAAAGGTTCTTTTTAGGATCATTATTAGAGATTTTTTCACAATGATCAGAAAATTTGACTTCTTCATTTCTCAATACCCATGTGTTTTCTTTTATACTGAATTCAGGCAGTGATTCAAAGACGATGTCATCATCATCTAAATCTGTATTTAACATTGCAACTTCATTATTCAATATTGTTTCTATCGTGTTACTTCCTGTATAAGATGTTATAAGGCTAGTGTTTCTTATAGAAAGCCTTAAAGCTAAACTGTTGTAACTATAACCTTTTATCATATTATTACTAAAAGAGTGCATGTATTGTGTATAATCATTGATATTACCAGGAAGTGAATCATGGTACACATAAAAGACAGTGTCTTCATTTTTCGTCAAAAATCTTGCGATGTTATAAATTTCATTAACAGTTCTCTCATCTTCATTACCAATGTAATTGGCAAAGGTCCAAAATTGTGCCATAAACCTTGGATGATTTAAACATTTTATCAACTGTCTATATTTTGGTTCTATAGCCATTGCTGCAAGAAGTTCTGGACGTACATCTATTTTAACATTCATCATCATAACATTTATATTCAGTTTTGTAGGCCTTAATTGCAAAATATGTGCCTCTCTTCTAAAGTTCAGGGCAGAGCCATTAATTATATCATTTAACCTATATACTTCTATGTACAGCTTCTCATGGGCATTATAAACTATTTCGTCATTCTTAACATATCTTTTTAATGTTTCTTGCCAATAATCTATGAATGCAGTGGAATAATTACCATCCAACCAATCTTGTTTTTCACCTCTGTCTTTATTTTTATACAAATTTACTAAATGATTTGTAACTATAGCCATGTTTTTAAATGTAGAATATCCTCCATAAGGTGTAGACCAAACAGCATGTCTCATGGATTGAAACAATCTCTTAAACCTTCTTGTATCACTATCGTGCATTAAACTGCTATAGAAGGAAGGTTCATGCAGTTTATTGTATAACCAATAGCAGTCTAATAAAGTATGCTTGAAATTAACATTTCTAAAAGTCCAGCTATCTGCTGTTGTTGAATTCAATTTTTCTT